TTGTGATTGTATTGACTTACGTGTTAGCTTAGAAGCAGGAACCCTATACGCCAGTTCAGTCTTCGGTCTATCCATACCATCTTGTATGGGTTTGAAGAAAAACGGGTAGTTAAGGGAAATTGGTACAACTTTGTCGGTAAACATTTTCTTTGCATCACTACCGGACTTTGATAAGATACCGAATCTTGCGTCACTTGAGATAGTTGCTTGGTTAACGGTTTCACCTGATGCCATAAATGAGAATCCACTCCGTCTGTTCTTAAGGTAGCACATTCCATAACATCTGGTGTCAACCTTACAGGCTTCCCAAAATATAAAGAAGAGTCTATTGGCTTCTCGATAGTCGGGGTGGCCAACGTCGATCTTACTCCACTGCAAGTACATGTAATGAGTTCCAGTGATATAAGTAGGCTTACCTTTGTTATAAAACCAATAACCGTTGTCGCGTCTATTGAATTCTTCGTCAATATAGCCTTCCCACTTGTTCTTAAACTCATCTGGATATGTTTGCCAATCGAATATACTCTTAATATTTTTAAGCTCCTTAGGATACTCCTGAACAGCCCACTTATTTGAACCTTTCTTTAAGCTTTTAGGCTCTGGAGGTAGAGCTACAACAAGATTCTGTATTTCAATAATCTCGCCTATCTGACCTGTCTTGCTTAATACAATAAGGTCGTGTTCTTTATTATAACCGTACTTCCACTTCTTACTCTTATTATACCGATGTATCGTGGTAAGCTTTATAGGCTCTACGGTTTTAACTAAACTCTGCTCGTACATTACTTAGAACGTCTTTCAGCAAAACCTTTGAAAGCTTCTTTCTTTTCTTCTGCTGGTTTATTCTCTAGTATACGTTCTTCTTCTTGCAGTCGGTTTAATATTTCAAATGCATCGAATATTGCTAGCTTCTTAGTAGCAGCAGCGTTTTTTAATCGGTCCGCAGATACATCATCCTCTGTATTAGTAATGATTTTCTCCTGCGCGACTTTAATGAGTTCATCAACAGCTTTGTGACCAGCTAGGATTATACTCTTTTTCGTCTCCTTGATACTCATATTCGATTGTAATTTGATTGACGGGTATACGATACAATCGTTCACCCTCTATATTAAATTCGTATTCCATACCAGGTTTAAAACCTACAAGTGCACCCATTTCAAAACCTTCACCAGCATATTTAATAATACCTATTGCAGGTTGTTCGTGGTGCATAGCCAATGTATCTTTTGCTACTATAGGCTTAACGAAACAGTAGCCGTCTAATGCTTGCCACTCCGTGTTTCTTTTGTAAGCGTAAATCTGATCTGGTTGCACAAAGAATGTATCTTCCTTGTAATATGCCTTAGAGTTCTTTTCTTTGCCTCTAATGTCGCGAAAACGTCTAAATACGTTATGGTGAACGATTACTTCGTCACCAGGTTGTATCTCTGAGTCAATCGCTAAGGGCGTGTTTACTACAACACCTAGTCTGCTGGTATAATGATGGTTTTGTACTTCTGTATTTAATAGTAACTCTTTACCATCTATATCTTTCTTCGATGTAGACCTACCGTGTTTTGGTGACACGATAAAGTTAAATATGCTTTGCATTACCAATTGAGATCGTATTCTACAGATACTGCCATGTTCTTGTTAAAGTCTTTCCACGGCATTACATTATCAGCTTTCTGAATATAGATAGAGTACTTGTCTTCCTCTTCTATAATGTTAACTATAGTATGACCACCATACACTTCCTGTCCAACAGAATAGTGCATGGCGTCATTCTTATAGTCCTTACCTACACTAATCTTCCGGATTATCTGCATCTTCCGCTTCTGTAATCTCTCCAGTAGTTAGGTTTACGGTTACATTACCGTATTCGTCTTCTAAGTCTGCTTGTGTTTGCTTAAGTTGTTTAATCAACCCATCAACTTCAGCCATAAGTCCATGCTTCTGCATTTCAATACCACCGATTGTTGCTTGCCCTTCGTTAATTGCCTTAACTAATGATTGTAGCGTTTCAAGCTCTTTGTCTGTTACTTTTTTCATTTGATTTAATTTAATTGTTCTGTATTATTATTACCTGTAATTACGGTAACTCAAGTTCCTCAGGTTCAGGCGGATTGCAATATAAGCTATCCGGGAACAGCTCACAATATGTTGTAGCATATTCCTCTCTAGCACTTGATGAACCAAAGCTATGGATACCCATAGGCGTTGGCCATACTAGATCATCATCCCAAGATTCGTCGATGCCATCAGACCAATCTACATCAACAGCGTATACATCAGATAGTACAGCAGCTGTTAGCTCCTCTCCGTCTTCATCGTATGTAGCTGGTGTTACCACAAGGTAGCCTAGCTTTACAATTCCGTTGTTATGTGTTGGATTTCCCTCTTCATCGCGCGGTAGCGCAGCGATTGCAGCGTCTGCAGCGGCTTCATCCGCGAACTCGTATTTGCGTGTTACTTTCATTTTATATTGTTGTTAGTTCTATACACTCACTATCAGTTAGGGCAGTTGGGAACAATGTGAATTGATTTAGCAATTCTTCAGAATTCATAGACACACCATTGCCACCTCTTCCAAATTGATTAGGATTAAATGTAGCGGTTTGAGCAGCGGTTCCAACTAAAGAGCCATCAATATAGAAACTTACATTACTCCCATCCCATTTAAATAAATACTTGGTAGGATTGGTTGCTGAAGGATAATGTAAAATTGTTGAACCCCAATTTACGGATTGAGTGAAAATAACATTATTAGCACCTATTATTCTCCAATACTTGGTGTCATCTCTAAAACCAATAAATTCTTCATTAGAGGTTTCATCTTTAAATAATCTTTCGTTAGTCTCTATATAAATAGTCCCCTGATCATTCCCGAAAAAGTTTGTAAAGTCAGCACTTGAATCAAAAAAATCATCCCCTCTCGTTTGACTTACACCATATGTAGGTATGTAGGATGTTGGGTAGGCGCCTTCTTCTACTTGTGCGCCCCATACATAAACATACTCTCCAATGTTAGACGAGCTTTTTAAAGAAATGTCTACAAAATTATTTGCTGCAGAGCTTGTTTTAACTTCAAATCTCTGCCATTCATTAGTCAATGTAAAAGTAGTAGCAGCGGCATCGGATATATCAAGTTCTAATAAATTAGATGTACCCGCTTTTGCCCAACAAGTAAATACATAAGCATTACCTGCTGTAATTGCATTTATCCTTAATGTTGGGTTACCTGATAGATTTTTAATTAGTTTGGTAGCATTGTATTTTCCTTCTGGACTTAAAGTATCTGTTGTGTTATTCCCAAAAGAAACTCTTGAACCAAGATTGTTCCATCCGCTTTGAAAGTATTCACTACTTGTAACATTATTAGTCCTTTGAGGCTCTAACAACAAAGACGCTGTGCCACTAGAGTAATCTATGCGTGGCTCGTTTTCTAAGATAATTGCTTCTACCGAGGCAGTAGTAGTCTCTATATATGGGTAGGCTACAAGACCTTGATTAATCATTGCATCTTGGATGTACATAGTCCCCGTTACATCTTGGTTAGATGAGTTTAAAGGCTTGATTAGTAGGTTACCAGAGGAGGTTACATTTATAGCCAAAGAACACCTATACCAATCCGTAGTACCACTTACTAATTCAATGGATTGACCAATAGTTCCCCCGCCCGATTTGACTGCGGTTACATTTGTCAAATCAAATCTTGCTGACTCTCCTGCAAAAAATACCAAAAGTTTATCTAAACTACCTGCTTTGGCATAAATGCTAATTGTTGCCACACTCGAAATAGAAACACCTCCCTTACCGAAATATGCAGCGGCGAGTTTGTTTACAAGCCAAGCATCGTTAGTACCATCATACCCTGCTTCTCCGCCTGTAATTTCATATTGCGAATCGCTTTGCGCCCAATCATTAGAACCAAGAAGTGTATTCTCATACCCCTTCTCTATATAGCCATCCGCATTAACCCTCGTAGCTGATAAGTTGCTACCTCTTGTAAAGGTAAACTCGTTAGGTACATATTTGCCAGAGGAATCTCCTACAGCATATCCTAGTAGGTTACCATCTTTCGCTGCCCAGTTATCTCCACCGAGTTCTAATGATGCGTTATTCATATACTGTATAGTTTAATGCTTCTGCCATATCGGCAAATGTGTCGTAGCTAGTTCCAATTAATGCAGTGCAATCAGCGTCTGATAAAGTATTTGCGAACAAAATTAC